TGTACAACAAAGTTGCTGAAGAGAGTGGTCTTTCCGTACAAGCCCTAAATCAACTTGCAGCAACCAGCCCAGAGGCAGTGATGCGTCTAGCTGGTATTACTAAGAAACAGGAAGGTGTCACAACCAAGTTACAAAGCACGGTGAATCCACAAGCCCTCGGGCAAACTAGTGCAGCCCCCATCAGTGCCAAGATTGGTCTAGTCGGCTCTTCCACAAAAGAACTTAAGCAGGCAGTTCAAAATGCCCGCGAGATTGTTAATAAACGTTACAACCCATAAGGAATAAATAATGCCTAACGTAACTGGTCTACCCGCTTCAACCTCACAGGCTTTCGTCGAAGCCCAAGTCTATTCCCAGATGATCTTGGAAAGCCTTCCTGATGCTATGCTCCCTGAGGGCATGTATCGGGATGTTTCCGACTTTGGTTCTGGTACTACGCTGAACATTAAAACTGTTGGCACCGTCACCATTCAGGATGCTGCAGAAGATGTTCCCCTTGTTTACAATCCCATTGATACTGGTAACATCACCCTCACCATTACTGACTATGTTGGTGATGCTTGGTCTGTCTCTGATGACCTCCGGGAAGATGGTGCCCAGATTGATACCCTGATGGGTATGCGGGCTATGGAGTCCACTCGTGCCATTGGTGAGAACCATGAAACTCGGTTCCTATCCATCGGCCCTGCTGCTCTAACTGCACTAAGCGCAACGGGTGTCGCCCTAGTTAATGGTCGCCCCCACCGTTGGATTGCTGGTGGTGCTTCTGTTACCTCTCGTAAAATGTCCTTCTCAGACTTTATTGCCATGAAGTTGTCTTTCGATAAGGCCAATGTCCCACAGGCAGGTCGTATTGCCATCGTTGATCCCATCGTTGAAGCTACCCTTAATACCCTAGTGCTAAATACTAGCTCTGTTAATGCACAGCCAATGTTTGAAGGTCTGATGACCACTGGTTTTGCTTCAACCCATCGTTTTGTTCGTAACATCATGGGTTTTGATGTGTATACCAGCAACTTCCTGCCTTCGGCCACCGCTACTAGTGCAATTGATGCTTCCGGATATGGCCTTGCCAGCACCACCCTAGCCCTAACTGACGTTGCTAACGTCTTCATGTGTGTTGCTGATGATGGCTGTAAGCCCATTATGCATGCATGGCGTCGTCAGCCTAAAACTGAAGGTTGGCGTGATGAAGAAATTCGGAACGACAAGTTCCAAGTGACTTCACGTTTCGGTTTCGGTGCTCAACGCCTAGACACTCTTGGCGTCGTTTACACCACCAGCCTCGCATACTAATCTAACTTAAGGAAAATATTATGTCAATGGAAAATAGTGCTGGACTCGGTGTACTAAACTCTTACGGCCCTCGTACTACCAATGGTAAGTATGGTGCTGCCGGAATTGATGAACTAATCCAAATTGCAGTTTGGGATTTCACCTACAGCGATCTACCTGATGGCGCTTCAGATGCTCTCAGCCTAGATCATGTCATCCCCGCAAACTCAACTATTGTTGATGCTCGTTTGCTTATTGATACTGCCTTCACCTCGACCTCCACGACTACTGACCTAGAAGTTGGTCTGTATAGTGTTGCTGATGGTACTACGGCAATTGATGCTGATGGCCTGATTACTGCTGTCAATGCCTCTCAGACCACCATCGCTGTTGCTGGTGCCCTTATCACGGGTACTGGCGCACTAGTTGGTCAGGTTAGCAGCACTACTGTTGGTGGTGTGTTGGTTGTGGCTTCTTCGGCTGCTGACCTACTCACTGGCGCTGGTCGTGTTATTGTTCGGTATATCCTGAACAGCTAATCAACCCCACAACAATAAGTAAGTAACCGTTTGAGGGGGCTGTCGAAAGGCTGTCCCCTCTTTTTCTTAGGAGAGCGAAATTACAATCCAGCATAGTGCAATCACAGATGCACAACGCCATGAGCCTAAGGGTGCTAGTACAGCCTCTACGGGTCAAATTTGGACTTCTGATGGTGCTGCGTCTGGTAGCTTTAAAAACACCATTATCAACTGTCATGGGCAGATGGCTATCACTGGTAACACTACAGCAAAGACTCTTGTAGCTGCTGCAGATGCAACCCTTAATACCAACTCTGACTATTCTAAACTTACAGGTGCTTCTGCTCCTTGGGCAGATCAATATAGTGATAATGTAACCTTCACTACAGATCACCTCACCCTAATTAGTCCGGGATATTACATGGTGTCCTTTTGGGCATCCTTTTCTATCGCTTCTGTCAATAACTTCGTTGGATTTAAGTATGCTCTGGATAGTACACTTTCAACACAAAAACTCGTAACACAAGCTGCTACAGCAAACGATAGGCGTAATATCTCAGCAACCTCTATTGTCGGCCCTGTTACTGCAAACCAACAACTTAGTATGTATATTGCGGGAACAATTGGAACTAACGTAACAATGACTGACTGTGGTTTAATGGTGGCCTATCTCCATGCCTAAACTTACTGTACTTGAGATGACACAAGATATTCTCTCAGACCTTGATAGCGATGAAGTAAACTCGATCAATGATAGTGTTGAATCTCTTCAGGTGGCTCAGATTCTTAAGTCCACCTACTTTAATATCATTGATGGTCGTGATTGGCCTCACCTATACCAGAACTTCCAGTTAACTGCTTCTGGAACAACTGCACGTCCTACTCATATGCGCCTCCCTGATAACATCATTGATGTGTCTTGGATCAAGTATGACTGCAAGGAATTTGGAGAGACTCGGGATCGGGTTAAGCCCATTCAGTATAAAGCTCCTACTGATTTTCTCGAACTTCTAGAGCAACGAGATAGTACAGATGCCACTGTTACTGAGGTGGTGGATACTTCCAATATCTCTATGAACATCTATAATGATCGGGCACCGCTATACTTCACCTCATTTGATAATGAGTATGTTGTATTTGATGCTTACGACATTGCCATTGACACCACGCTACAGACTTCAAAAACCTCGTGCTATGGTAAGGTCTACCCCACTTGGACAATGGCTGACACGTTCATTCCTGACCTTCCTACGCAGTCTTTCAGTTATCTCCTGAATGAAGCTAAGTCAACTGCCTCTCTCCGTCTGAAGCAAGTGCCAGATCAGAAGGCAGAACAACACTCGATTACTCAGAAACGTCGGCAATCTCAGGCAGCTTGGCGTATTGCTGGTGGAATCACTATGCCCAATTACGGGAGGAAGAAATAGTGCCCCTCAAAAAAGGTAAATCTAAGAAAGCTATTGCAGCTAACATCCGTACCGAGATGCATGCTGGTAAGCCCCAGCAACAAGCTATTGCCATTGCCATGAGCAAAGCAGGTATGTCAAAAAGGAAAAAGAAATGAGTAAATTTGTAACCCCTAAAGGTAAGGAAGTTGCTACCTTTGTCTGCCCTAAAACTGCACACATTCGTGTTAAGTTTGTTCAAGGTGGAGAACTCCCAGAAGCTCTTTCAGGTTTGTATACCTCAGAGCGACTGGCTGACCTCGCTATCTCACAATATCTAGAAGATGCTAAACTACCCCGTGTGAGGGATTAACAGTGCCCCGTACTGTCTCAGTCAAGCAATACAGTTCTTTCGTAAAGGGACTGGTCACCGAGGCTAGTCCTTTAACCTATCCAGAGAATGCTAGTTTGGATGAAGATAACTTCGTCCTTAAGCGTACAGGCTCCCGTGAACGTAGACTTGGTGTAGATTATGAGACAGGTTATGCTCTAACAGCAACCGGGATGGCAACAGCTACTATTGAAGGCACTCGGCAATCTTTTCATAAGTGGGAGAATCCTAGTGGAGATACTACTGTCTCTATTGGTGTTATCCGTGTATATAATAAACTTTGGTTTACTGATCTACTTACCGCTGCTCCTTCTGCCAATCTGCTTAATGGCGGAAATCCAATTACAATTGCAAACCTAGCTAATGCTGAACTAGAGACTGCTGTTATTAATAACATGCTTATCCTAGTCTCATCAGACCTAGATCAGCCAATTGCTCTCGGATATGATAAAGCCACAGAGCTAGTATATCAAGCAGATGTTCCCATACAAGTAAGAGACCTCTGGGGAGTTGCTGACGGGTTAAACATCAATGAACGTCCAACTACTCTCTCTATCAGCCATCACTATAACCTAATTAACCAAGGGTGGACAGATAATATCCAGACTACTTGCAGTACCGGAAGTGCCACTCCTCGTAAGAGTTCTTCTTGGTTTACTTCCTCTGCGGCTGCTGTTATTGCAAAGCTTGTTGTCCAAATGGCTAACACGGCGAATACCTACGTTGTTCCCGGAGCTATTGGGTGCACCTTCTCCACACTAGGGGTCTACCCCAGTAACTCTGATATCTGGTCATTAGGCAAGATTGGGGATGCTACTTCTGCTAACTTTGAGAAGTATGATCCTAATGCAATGATCCGTAACTCTGTCGATAACGTAGAGGTGTCTAAGGGGCACTTTATTATTGATGCTTTCGATAGGGGTGCTGCTCGTAGACTCCTCCTAGGAAATGCTACTC